CTCAGGCAGGGTAGGATACTATACAGGAAAGCTCTACTATGATGATTATAATTATACTCTAGAAGGAGGTGGTGTATTTATTCCAGCAGCCCGTGTAACAAGCCCTACCTCAGTTAGTGTGAGAATGTGGCAACTATATGAGCCAGGCTTCGATGCACCATCAGGAGTAGCTGACTCCTCTAGGGATCCTGAGTCTAAGCACCCAGAAGGTAACTTCATCTTTTTGAGAATTACTTAATAATACTACTATTGTGCAAGTACTATCTAATAACATAAGAAAAAAAGTTCTTGACATTATAACTCCACTAACATATAATTGACACCATGGCTAAAGAAATTACTAAAATATCCCCAGAAGGTTTAGAAGTTGCTAATTGTTACTTACAATACGGCAGTATTCGAGCAGTCTGTGATCAAATGATGGTATCAGAACATCAAGTAGTCGAAACCTTAAATAAAAGAGATGTAAAAAGGTATATTGACACAGTATATCTCGACATGGGCTACAGAAATAAAAATAACATAGGTGCCTTGTTAGATACCATGATCCAAAGTAAACTTGACGAAGCTCAAGAGACTGGAGTTTACAGCTCTAAAGATTTAGCTGACTTGTTACAAATGGCTCATAAAATGCGCATGGATGAAATCAAAGCTATGGCTGATATTGAAAAAGTCCACAATGGAAACAGTGTTCGCAATCAGACAAATGTCCAGATAAACGAAGCTCTTCCATTTGGTCAAGGTAACTATGGTAAGTTAATGGAAAAACTACTTAATGGAAACGACTAATGAGTTAAATAGAATGAAGATTGAATTAGCTACACATGAAGTCCAATGCGAAGAAAGATGGAAAACTACATTCCAACGATTGGAAGGTATTGATTCCACTCTTGCACGTCTTGAGCGTCTAGTACTTACTGTTGGAGGAATTGTTATTATGTTCCTAGCGGGGTTAGTAGTTACCTTATCTACTGTACCACACTAATCTTATTGTTTATATTTAATGGGGTCCTTTTTACTCAATCTGGCCTAAGTAGTATAGGAGAAAAATATGATTTACCAGAAACGAAACCAGTGGTGCTTTAAAAATGACGAAGGTGTTCAACACTTTGACACAGAAGAAGCTGCTATTAAAGCTTATGGCTTTCCAATGCCAGCCGAAGAAGAATTAGAAGAGGAAGAATTAGAAGTCTGGTACAAGGACTAGTACCGTGCCGATACAAAAAGTAAAAGGTGGATATAAATGGGGGAGCTCAGGGAAAGTATTTAAAACTCGCAAAGGTGCAGAGAAACAAGCGCAAGCCGCTTATGCAAGTGGTTATAAAAAGAAAAAGCGAAAACTCCCAAAGAAAAAGCAGCTTGCTGCTAAGATTAGGAGAAAAAAACGTGCCAGCAAAAAGTAAAAAGAAAGACTCAAGAATTAAAAGGGCAGGAGTCTCAGGTTTTAATAAGCCGAAGCGTACTCCAGGGCACAAGAAGAAGTCACACATCGTTGTGGCTAAAGTAGGCACAAAAGTTAAAACTATTCGTTTTGGACAGCAAGGCGCCAAGACAGCAGGAAAGCCAAAAGCTGGAGAATCTGAGGCAATGAAAAAGAAGCGTGCAGCTTTTAAAGCTCGCCACGCAAAAAATATTGCAAAAGGTAAAATGTCTGCAGCATATTGGGCAGATAAGGTAAAGTGGTAATGAATACTGTAGATGGCTTACACGAAGCAGATACAGATTCTGATGGACATATTAGCAAAATAGAACTAGAGTTACACTTAGATGCAAAAAGAAGAGAAATAGAAGATGCAGACGCAATGAGAGATGCCCAGCGTAATATGGCATGGTTCGCTCTAGCAGGTATGTTACTATACCCATTTGCAGTAGTCGCAGCCGACTTAGTACAGCTCGAAAATGCAGCAAGAATTCTTGGAGATATGGCACCTACTTATTTTGTTTCTGTAGCAGCCATCGTAGCAGCCTTTTACGCAAAGGAGGCTATAGGGAAAATTAAAAAATGATTGATATCGTATGGCAAGTAATAGAAGCCCTCCCTGTTATTGTAATGGTATGTTCTGCAGTTACTGCTAGTACCCCTACCCCTAAAGACGACGTTATTTGGGCAAAAATCTATAAGTGGATTGATATTTTTGCACTCAACATAGGTAAAGCCAAAGAAGTTTCTAAATCGTCAAAGGATATGTAATGGCTACACAAACTAATAGCCAATTAATTGTATCTACACAGCAAGTTGCTAGCTCCGATAGAGTAAATATAGTAGCGTCGGCTACTAATGACGGTCGCCCTGTAACTACACAAAATCCTCTCCCCGTAACTAATATCACAAACGTCCCAATCGCAGCGGGGTTACTAGAAGGTTATAGTGCTGTTCATAAGTTTGGTATGGTAAAGGGAACTGCTACAGCAGGCTGGAATACTGTATGGACAGGAGCTGAAGAAGCTGCAACCATTCTCTATCCTTGGCCTGTAATTGGCGATGCAAGTGTTGTTACTGTAGTTTCTAGCTCTGGAAGTGATGTTACGGCAGTTACTTTACAGGGCTTAGACTCTAATTATGATTTCCAGGAAGAAACAATTACTTTAACTGGAGTAGTTCCAGCAACAGGTACTAAAATATGGCATAGAGTTAATCGTGCTTTTATGGTAACTCAAACTAATGTTGGAAAGATTACTGTACGTAATGCAAATAGTGTAGCTATTACTTTTATTAAGGAAGCTAGAGGCCAAACCTTACAGTCATTGTATACAATTCCAGGAGGCTGCACTGGATTTTTAAACACTATGCAGATGGTGGCAAGTAAAGCCCAGACTGCCGAAGTATCAATGTTTGCTCGGCCCCTTGGAGGAGCTTTCCGAGTAGTCGGTGGAAGTGTGCTATATCAAATGGACCATACTATAGAATACAGCTCCCCCGTGGTATTAACAGAAAAGACAGATATAGATGTACGAGTTATTGGTACTTCAAATGCCGATATATCATGCTCGTTTGATTTAATAATAGTATCTAATGCAGTACTTAATTCTTAAACTGGAGCCCTAGATGGCATTACAACTAAGCAGGTTAGATATAATAGGAGAAAGCTTATTAGAGTATCATCCTGATAATAGATATATCAAGCTCCCAGTAGCCCCTTATTTGGAACTGCTGGGGATTGAACCTCTCCCTTCTCAAGTGGCTCTAATTAATGCTGTAAATAATCCTAAATATAGATTTATTTGTGCAGCTCTTTCTAGACGACAAGGTAAGACTTATATTGCTAATGTTATTGGGCAACTAGTATCTTTAGTGCCAAATTCCAATATCCTAATCATGTCACCAAACTATCAGTTATCTCAAATTTCTTTTGACTTACAGAGAAACTTGATCAAACACTTTGACTTAGAGGTTACAAAAGATAACGCAAAAGATAAAGTGATTGAAATTTCTAATGGTTCTACAATCCGTATGGGTTCCGTGAACCAGGTGGACTCATGTGTTGGTCGAAGTTACGATTTAATTATATTTGACGAGGCAGCGTTAGCAGACGGTCGTGATGCGTTTAATGTAGCACTTCGACCAACACTTGATAAGCCAAACTCAAAAGCAATCTTTATATCTACGCCACGGGGTCGGAACAATTGGTTTGCAGAATTCTTTGATAGAGGCTTTAATGAAGAGTTTCCTCAATGGGCTTCTATAAGAGCAACATATAAAGATAATCCACGAATGTCTGAAAGTGATATTAGTGAAGCTCGAAAAAGTATGTCCGAAGCGGAGTTTGCCCAAGAGTATGAAGCTGACTTCAATACCTTTGAAGGTCAGATATGGCCCTTTGATCACGAACTATGTGTAGGTAATTTTAGTGAACTAGATACTTCTAGAATGGATGTTTTTGCAGGACTAGACGTTGGTTTTAGAGACCCTACAGCTTTTTGTGTAATCGCATATGATTGGGAAGAAGAAAAGTACTTCCTACTAGATGAATACTTAAATGCAGAACAAACTACAGATCAACATGCTGCCGAGATTAGCAGGTTAATTAATAAATGGAATATTGATTATATTTATATCGATTCTGCCGCACAGCAAACACGCTTTGACTTTGCACAGAATTATGATATTAGTACTATCAATGCTAAAAAGTCAGTACTAGACGGTATTAGTCACGTTGCCGCTATTGTTGACAATGATAATCTGATGGTAGATCAAAAGTGCTTAGAATCTTTATCTGCTCTTGATCAATACCAATGGGATCCAAATCCCAACCTAGCAAGGGAAAAGCCAAAGCATAATAGAGCATCGCACATGGCAGATGCTCTGCGGTACGCCTGCTACTCATTTCAAACGACTAACAGTGGGTTCTAAAGACACCTACTGAAAAATAGTATTTGACAATATACCTTCCACACGATATAATTCTGGTATTAAGAAATGGAAATGAAAAGAGACAAAATAAAATACATTCGAGATCGAGCTAAGTCCAGGTATGATAAAGGCTCCGAATGTTATATCTGCGGAGAGCAGAAACAATTAGACTTTCATCACTTTTATAGTCTAAGTCCACTACTAGTAAAGTGGTTAAAAGAGAAACAAAAGATAAGACCAGAACACTATACTGACGAATACATAGTTATCTGGAGAGACGAGTTTATTGAAGAGATGCAGACAGAGTTGTATGAAGATACAGTAACTATCTGCCATACGCATCATCTACAATTACATTCACTTTACGGTAGAAATCCAAGTTTAGGCACTGCTAAAAAGCAGATGAACTGGGTTGAGATTCAACGAGAAAAACATGGCATGGTATAACCCTTTTACTACTAAAGTTGTTGATCAAGATGAGCTGTACGAAAAGCTTAATCCTGCACAACCCTATTATGATGGTAAGGTTGAATCTTCTCGTGAGCCTATTTATAATTACGAAAGGGCTTACGAAGAGCTAGAAATCGTCAATCGCGCTGTTAATATGGTAGTTGATGATGCCGCTGAGATCCCTACTACTGTAGGAGATGCTACTAAAGCTAATAGTGTAGTTAAAGGTATTAAGCGTTCAAGAGTTGACTTATTACTCAATACAGAGCCAAACCCTTTTCAAGATATCAACAGTTTTCGTAGAAACCTAATTATTGACTTCCTCATTGACGGAAATATATTTATTTACTTTGATGGAGTACATTTATACCACTTGCCAGCAGACGATATGATTATTCATGCAAGTGACACAACTTATGTAGAAAAGTATACTTACAAAGAACGTATTACTTATTCTCCTAATGAAATTATTCATATTAAAGAAAACTCCTTCTATTCTATCTATAGAGGTGTTCCACGTTTAAGTCCTGCACTACGCACTATTCAACTTATGATGTCGATGCGTAAATTCCAGGATAACTTTTTCAAGAACGGTGCAGTGCCTGGACTAGTTCTAAAAAGTCCTAACACTCTCTCAGAGAAGATTAAAGAACGCATGCTTATGTCTTGGCAAGCTCGGTACAAGCCAGATGCAGGCGGTAGACGTCCTCTTATTCTAGATGGGGGTCTTGAAGTAGATGCTATATCTAATGTTAACTTTAAAGAGTTAGACTTTCAAGCCGCTATTTCAGAGAATGAAAAAATCATATTAAAAGCACTAGGGGTACCACCTATTTTATTAGACTCCGGTAATAATGCAAATATTCGCCCAAACATGCGTTTATATTACTTAGAGACTGTACTGCCTATTGTAAGAAAAATTAATTTTGGTATGGAAAGATTCTTTGGTTATAAGATAAATGAAGACATTACTGATATTCCAGCTCTTCAGCCTGAGCTAGCGGATCAAGCATCTTACTTCTCGTCTCTTGTGAATACAGGTATTATATCACCAAATGAAGCAAGAAAGATACTAGGCTACGAATCTATAGAAGGTCACGATGATTTAAGAATACCCGCTAATATAGCAGGCAGTGCTGGAGACCCTAGTCAGGGAGGCCGTCCTGCTGAGACAGGGGATACAACCCCACAAGAAGGAGACTCAAATGTCTAATGTTAGACAACGTAAAAAAGCACTACAAGATTTAGCAATGTATTTTGCAGAAAAGAACAAAGTACTTACTCAAGCAGAGTATATCAAAGCAGAAGATAAACCCATAACTTTTTCTGGTATTCGTAACGTATTTCGCAGCTACTCAAGAATGGTAGAGATGTTACAAGCTAATGAACCAGATCTTTATGCTTTAATAGGTAAGAAAGAAGTACCGGCACCAGTGCCTGTAGCTCCAAAAGTACCAAAGCCAGCAGTAAAGGTAGCGGTCAAGCCTGCTGTTAAACCAGCAGTAACCAAGGATAAAGATGATGAATAAAATCTTTAATCTTACTTCTACCTTTAAAGCTGTAGAAGGAATTGATGGTTCCGTTACGATTCGTGGAATGGCTAGTACAGCTGACTTTGATCGTGCTGGAGACTCTATTTCCGCAGAAGCTTGGCAAAAAGGTGGACTTAAGAACTTTGAAAAGAATCCTATTATTCTTTTCAACCATGACTATGACCGTCCTATTGGACGTGCCACAGGAATGAAAGCCGGACCTAACGGTTTAGAACTGGAATGTAAGATTAGTAAAAATGCCCCTGGCAATATTGCTGAACTTGTTAAAGACGGTGTCCTTGGAGCCTTTTCTGTCGGTTTCAGAGTCAAGGATGCTGATTACCTAAAAGAAACCGATGGGCTAATGATTAAGGATGCTGAGTTGTTTGAGGTTTCGGTTGTTTCCGTTCCTTGTAACCAGTCAGCTACTTTTTCTCTATCGAAATCTTTCGACTCAGATGAAGAGTATGAAGAGTTCAAAAAAACCTTTAAATTAACCAATCGTGTGGATCTAGCCGGTCAGTCTCTGGCTAAGGACGAAGTCAATACTTCTAGCATAGCTAGTGACACACCGGATGAAACGGTAAAATCCGTTCAACAGGAGACAAAAATGTCTGACATTCAAAAATCAGAAATCGACTTGGAAGCATTCGCTAAACGAGTAGCAGAAGAAACTGCCGCTAAAATTGCAATGAAACAAGCAGAAGAAAAAGCAGCTCAGGCTGCTGAAATTAAAACCGCTGAAGATGCTCAAGAAGCTAAAGTTGCTCAGGAAGAGCAAGTCAAATCAGTAATTACTATGGGTATTGAGTCCGGCGCAGAGCGTTTGATGAAAGACGTAGAATCTAAATTGGCTGAGAAAGATGCTAAAATCGAAGAAGTAATTAAGCAGTTCTCTGCTCAATTGGCTGAAAAAGCAACTGAAATCGATGCTATGCGTAACAGCAAGCGAGTATTTGGCGATCGTAAAGAACAAGGCGATCTCTCTAAGTGGGGCAAAGACTTCATGCACGCTAGCCTTTTGGGCACTATGACAGGCAAGGGCATGAACACTGATTTTGCTCGTGGCGTTATGGAAAAAGCTGGTATCGACTATGCTACCAATGCTGGTGATATCGACCAGGAAGTTTCTCGAATGATTGAGAAAGAAATTACTTTGAACCTTCGGACTGCTGGTCTGTTCCGTGAAATCAAAGTGAATGGCGCTGCTACTGTATTGCCAATCCAGCCTGATGTTGAAGCTGCAACTTTCCAAACTGGTGCTGCTGCTGCTGGTAACTTGGAAAATCGTGGCGCTGCTGATAACACATATAAGCCATCACAGGTAGTATTGAATGCTTATCGTTTGATCAGCCAGACTTTCATGGACAACCATGTCGATGAAGAAGTTCTCATCAACCTGATGCCTATGCTTATCGACTCAGTTGCCCGTGCTCACGCTCGTGCTGTTGATGGTGCTATCATTCTTGGTGCTGGTTCTATTACTGGTCTTGACGGCTATGCTACTGCGACCGCAACTCCTCTTGCTGGCGTTCTGACTGCTGCTAATCTGCTGGGTGCACGTAAGCTGATGGGTAAGTATGGTGTGAATCCTACTGATGTAGCTTATGTTGTATCACAGGCTCGTTACTTTGAACTGATCGAAGATGCCGGCTTTGCTGACATCACTGATGTTGGTTCTGACGTTGCTACTAAGATCACCGGTGCCATCGGCGCAGTTTACGGTTCACCAGTAATTGTCTCTGACAGCTTTGCTGCAGAAGCAACTGGCGCAGCTTGTGCCTTCGCAGTTAACACTCGTAACTACGCGATCCCGCGTCTGCGTAGCGTAACTGTTGAGCAAGACTACGAAGTTGGTAATCAGCGTCGTGTTATCGTTGCAACTCAATCACTCGGTTTTGAAGAGTTGGTTGCAGATGTTGCGGATAATCGTTCTGCTGTTAAGATCGATCTCGCTTAAATGTAGTTAAACTGGGGAGGTTCGCCTCCCCAAGTTTTTATTAATTGACCTATTATGACAAATTTGATTACACTAGAAGATTATAAAGAAGCTGAGGGCATAAACACCCCAAAGGAAGACTTGCGTCTGGCAAATTTGATTCCATCAGTGAGTCAATTAATAAAAACTTATTGCGGTAATAGTATAATTGACTATTACTCTGTTAATAAGGAAGAGACTATAAATGTTAATTGGGATACTAATATAGTACAGTTAACAGAAAGTCCTATNGTTAACATTATTACTGTAGANGAAAGAGANTCTTATAGNTCTCCCTATACTATACTAACTCAACCNGCATACGATTACTACTTAGACACTAATACTGATAGTTTAATTCGTACTAATGCAAGCGGTTATCGTAACTGGAGAAAAGGTCCAGGAGCTGTCCGTGTAGTAGTATAGAGCGGGCTATTCAGAATGTCCTGCAGATTTGAAACTTGCAGTACAGGATCTTATAACTTATTACTTAAAAGATGAGCATAAAGAACGTAAAGTTATGGGTGGCGCGAGTATTCAAAATGCTGCTAGTTCTTCGCAAACAAATAATGTTGCATTCCCAGATCATATTAAACGTGTTCTGGATTTATACAAGAACTTTTAGATGAGCACCGCCAGTCACTATGCTTTTTTAGGGAGGCTGCACAAAGAGTTATCTGTATCAAGCTCAGACTACAGAAAGCTGGTAGTAGATACTAAGTGGCACTCTTTTGTAGCCAGCCATGCTAGTATTAAAAAAGAAACTTTGATAGAGTTTAAAAGACGTAAAATTGTACCTAATAGTACTGAAATGCAGCAAATAGAAGAAGCTGCACTAAAAGCATATAATAACATACTAAAGGGTGTAAAACAAATAATACAAGATCCCAAAGTAAGCACTGATAAACGTGCCACTTATTATAATAATAAAAGACTTAGACTTGTATTTATTACTTACGGAGAACGCATAGAGAAAGTCTATCGAGCGCAACTTGATCCTAGTATTACATTTGAAAGAATCAAGATACTCTATAGAAGCGCTATTGGTACTTATTTTAAAGACTTGCAAACAATTACCGGAGATGCTATCAGGAAGTTAAGCGCCAACACAAAAACAGGTAATTTCAATAAGGAACAATCTGCAAGTAACTTCTTTAACTTAGGACATTTAGAAGGGGCGGGCGTATCTGAAACGCAATTAAGAGATTCTTTAGCTAAAGCCTTTGAAAGCATACCTATGGAATCCCAAGGTAATTATACTGATATGTTACGAACCTATGGTATAGACTTATCTTACCAGAGGATAGACTCCGAAGATATGATGAAAGTAAAAATAGAGTCAGCGGGAGATAATAAAAGTAGGGGTGGCTTTAGTGGGGCACAGAAGGTTAATCTACTTAGAAGCTTAAAACGCGCTCTGGATTCGGGATTAGACCCTTGGTTGATAGAAGGTTCAGATACTCCTAAAACTAGGAAGAAGAAACAAATAAGATCTAAGCTATTACAGCCGTTTAAAAAAATAGCTAATAGTAAAGTAAAAGTAATTACAGGCTCGGACGCTACAGTTAAAGACAGTTCTAGTAAAGTAGCTAAGCTGTCTAGTACCGGGCGCACTAAAAAAGGTTCTAAAAAACTAGTATTAGGTAAGCTAGCTACTGTTAAAGTCTCTAATAAAGCTACTAAAAGTAAGGTATCTTTTACAAATTTACTTCCTTTAATAAATGCTCGTTTACCTGGCAAAGTAGCTGATAATATGTCTAGCCCGGCTTTAAATAATAGAACCGGAACATTTGCGTCCAGTGTTAGAGCTGTAAATGTTACAAAAACAAATAAAGGTTTTGCTAGTATAGGTTATACTTACCAGAAGTATCCTTATCAGACTTTTGAACCAGGATATGCTCAAGGAGATCCTCACCGAGATCCGAGGCGTTTAATTGATATGTCAATTAGAGAGATTGCGGCGGAACTAACATTAGGTCGCCTGTATACGAGGAGATTATAATGGCAAACGAAAGACTATATACATCTAAACGATTAAATATAATTAACTCGTTAGTCTTGAAGCTAAAGGATATTGATGGTTCAGGGGCGTATTTAACAGATGTTAATGAGAACGTAGAACCTCGATTAAAGTTTTGGGATGAGATAGAAGAGTTTCCAGCACTTCACTTAAACGCAGGATCTGAAACTAGAGAATATCAAGCAGGTGGCTATAAAGATAGATTTTTCTCAGT